GAAATGAGACAAAAGAAGAACATGAGGGTAAGAGAGGCTCTGAAAAAGTATGACTTTACTCAGTGGCAACTTGCAGACCTCTTAGGTATCTCTACAGACACCATGTGCAGACGCATGAGGTATGAACTCCCGGAGGAAGAGCAGGACAGATATATTGCTCTTATCAAGGAGGCTTCTGAACATGAGACTGATTGATGCGGATGCTCTGAAGATCGAATTGGCATTGTTACATGGAGGAGACTACAAGACAATACATCATCTGAATCATGCTCCGACTGTTGATGCAGTGCCAGTTATCAGGTGCTATGAATGCAAGCACAGACCATGGAAAGTCTATGATGACAATGGCAAATTTCTCGGTGTTGATGCCCCGGATGAAATGTGTCCGTGTCAGTGCGAGGACAACTTTTATAACTATGTGCCGGATGATGATTGGTATTGTGCAAACGGAGAAAGGAAAGAGAATGCCTGACTTTATCCAAGTAGAAGAAGCTGTCGACATCGTGGTCGACTGGCTTACCGACTTAGCCGAGACCGGAGGAGACTTCAATGCCTCAGACTTATATGATCTGATGAAGCAGAGAGGGACTATCTATACCAGTGAGGAACAGGAGGAGTGATGAGCATTGAGGCAGAAAGAATCAGACTTGTAGACCGAGAACTATATTCATATAGGGAGAGAGCTGACAAGCTTCTCGAGACATGGGAAGCAATCGAGAAACTGGACTCACAGCTGACCGGAGGAGTCAGCTCTCCTCAGATCAAGTCGACGGAAGCAGCGAAGTACCAACAGAGTCCGAAAGTATATCATTCTCAGATGACAGACATCATCCTTCGGAAGGAGATACTTGCTCAAAGGTATGCCTCTCTAGAGTTTCAGATGTCGAGAGTCACATCATTCCTTCAGACACTGACCGATGAGGAGCTTCAGCTTATCACACTGGTCTATGAGTATCGGTATTCGGTCAAAGGAGCATCAGCAATCATGGACATATCACGGAGGAAAGCGACCGCCATGCTTCACGATTTGAAGCATAAGTTTAGATAATTTGCTCACTTTCTATTGAATAATCTGTGATATAATACGCACGAGCAATCAGATAAGGCACTGTACCCATGAAGCAGTGCCTTTTTTCGTTCCATGCCGACCTCCTAGATACGGTATGCCGATTTGGTTTGGAAGTTGCTCTGAATGGCTTTTCGTCTTCTTTCTTTGTTGTCAGTCACTTTATTGTCGGCATACCACTTTTAAAAAAGAGGGAGGGTGGAATTATGCCCCGGTCAAAAAGACCCGATGAGTATAGCTTCAAGAGTGCCTATCAGAAAGCCCGGGCTAGGTTATTAGCCGAGGGGGAAGTGTGTGCTATCTGTGGTATGCCTGTGGACAAGTCTCTCAAGTTTCCTCATCCGATGTCAGCTTCAATAGATCACATCATTCCGATATCGAAAGGCGGTCATCCTTCAGACCCCGGCAATCTTCAGCTGACTCACCTGGTATGCAATCAGGTGAAGTCGAGTCGGCTGGTCATAGAGGAAAACAAAGGAATAGACACTGAATCAGTGGTGATAGGAAACAGAGTTTTGCCACAATCGATGAACTGGAGGAAGTATGGGGCATAGTCCCCTCCCTCTACCCTCAAGCAGTAGCCCACCGCACAATAGGAAAAAATCTCGCAGACTTGAGAAAGGAGCAGTATATGGATGATTACAGAGGTCTCGGATATCTCCGGGACAAGCTCGATAGGAAGTCTCACAGAAACAGGCTTCGCTATCGGTATTATGAAATGAAAGAAGAGACATCCAACAAGGGACTTCTGATACCTCCGTGGATGAAAGGACTCTACAAAAGTACAGTCGGTTGGTGTGCCAAATCGGTCGACACACTGGCCGACAGACTGGTCTTCGAGGGCTTTGATCTCGATACTGATATCTACAACACAGAGCAGATATTCGAGCTGAACAATCCTGACATCTTCTTTGATTCGGCAATCAGAGAAGCTCTCATTGCTTCGTGTTCCTTCGTTCACATCGCACACGGTGAAGGAGTCGAAAAGACTCCGAGGCTGTCGGTGCTGACTGCCAAGGATGCCACAGGTATCATTGACGAGTTTACCGGGATGCTGAAGGAAGGATATGCAGTCCTAGACAGGGATGAGCATGGCACACCGATACTCGAGGCATACTTCACCAAGGAAGGCACTCAGTATTATGACCATGGCAAGGAGACAGCTTTCGAGACAAATCGTACAGGCTACCCTCTGCTTGTTCCGGTGGTGTATAAGCCCAGTTCAGAGAGACCCTTCGGACACTCTCGGATAAGTCGCTCTTCAATGTACTATCAGCAGTTTGCACAGAATACCATGGAACGAGCAGAAGTATCGGCTGAATTCTATTCGTTCCCTCAGAAGTACATCACAGGACTAGACCCGGATGCCGAGCCAATGGACTCATGGAGAGCTTCGATGTCTGCCTTCCTGAGGTTTGATAAAGATGAAGACGGAGACCATCCTGTTATCGGCCAGTTTACACAGCAGAGTATGTCACCATATACGGAACAGCTCCGGATGGCTGCTTCGATGTTCTCAGGTGAGAGCGGTCTGACATTGGATGACCTTGGCTTCGTCACCGATAATCCTTCGAGTGCTGAAGCTATCAAGGCTTCACATGAGAGCCTCAGGCTGATAGCTCGGAAGGCTCAGAGAAACTTTGAAACAGCCTTCAAGAATGTCGGCTATGTAGCTTCATGCCTCCGTGATGACTTTGACTATGGCAGGGCAGGCATGGCTCAGATGAAGGGCATTTGGATGCCTGTCTTTGAGCCTGATTCATCCATGCTGTCGAGCATCGGAGACGGAGCTATCAAGCTTAATCAGGCAGTTCCGGGATTCTTCAGCAGGGACAATCTGAGAGAGCTGACAGGTATCGAGGCATCGGATGAAGAAGCTGTCGGAGTCGAAGAACAGATCACGGAAGAAGCGGAAGTGGTGACTGAATGACAGCATTCGGTCAGGAGCTTCTGAATGATGTCGGTGCTTCCTTCAGAAGCAAGCTCGAGAAGGACAGAAAGCTTCGCTCCTTGGCTAAAAGAATCAGGGATGGAACAGACTTCACAGATGTGAATAAGTATTCTGTACGGCTCGGAGAATGTCTATCAGAGAGCTTCCTAGAGAATACAGAGAGCTTGGCTTTCATGTCTGAGGAAGTTGCTCGAGAAGTCCTTCCGCCTATGATGACACTCGACTATGATCTGATGTCCACCGTAGCTACTACGGCTCAGGAGAACATCAACAAGGCTGAGGGTGTCGGCTTGGCGGTGCTAGTTCCGGAGCTGAACAAGGAGAGCATCGAACGGCTGGTCATGCAAGTCGGTATGTACTCGACATTCGATGAAGCTCGATATCTGTTTGAAGAGCCTCTGATAAACTTCACTCAGCAAGTGGCAGACAGGTCACTAGAAATGAACACTGAAGCATCTGCTAGAGTTGGCCTGAGGTCAACTATCACACGGAAGCTATCAGGCAGAGAGGTCACCAAGGGACTGAAGCAAGTCAGAAGCAAGAAGGGCAAATTGTACAGATATCCTTATTCACGGTATTCGGATGAGTACACTTATCCCTGTCCTTTTTGCCAAGAGCGAGCCGGGACATTTGAATATGACAAGGACAGCATAGACGAAGAGATATTCAGAAGACATCCTAGATGCAGATGTACTCTGACGGTAAAGCGAGGCAAGATGTATCAGGATGCATGGTCTAAGGCTGAATGGTCAGAAGACAAGGCAAACGCTAGAGCGGAAGCGATTCAACAGAAACAAGCAGAGATACAAGCAGAAGAGGCTCGGAGAGAGTCAGCTCGTCAGAAACGGCTGTCTGATCTTGAGTATCTGATGACTAAGACAGGATATTCAGCAAAGTCGGCTTCTATCAAACTAAACCAGTACAAGGACGAAGTAGCTGACTGGGGAGTTGACTGGTTGGTCGACAAGCTGAGGATGGAGAATCCTCTTATCGGGTAAATTACGGAGGGAGAATGGCAGACAAGAGAATTGGAAGCCAAACTCCTTCTCAAAGTTTTATTCTTTCCTACAAAGAGTCAAAAGGGACTGAAGCTGTTCAGATATATGAGTCTTCCGGTCGTACTGCCTATGACTGGCAGAAGCTACTGGAAGAAAACATCATGGCGGTCAATGATGATGGATTATGGACACATCAGATGTTTGGCTATGAAGTACCTAGGCAAAACGGCAAGGGTGAAGTCTTGGCAATGAGAGAGCTGTGGGGACTGGTCAACGGTGAGCAGATTATACATACTGCCCATAAGACCAGCACTTCACACAGTGCTTTCGTCAGGCTAGTCAAAATCCTAGCTGATGCCGGGTACAAGGAAATGGGCAGAAAGAAGAAAGACCAAGTCATTCCTGAGAAGTCTTTCAAGTCTACTAAGCAATACGGCTTAGAGCAGATATTCCTCACAGGAGGAGGCTCGGTAGTGTTTAGAACGAGGACAGAAGCGGGGGGCATCGGTGAAAGCTTCGACTGCCTGATTATCGACGAGGCTCAGGAATACACCAGTAATCAGCAGGCTGCTCTGATGTTCACCATCTCAGCTTCCTCAAATCCTCAGACGATATTCTGTGGTACTCCACCGACACAGTCATCGAAAGGTGATGTATTTGTCGGACTCCGGAAGAAAGTCCTCGGAGGAAAGACAGAGGAAACTGGGTGGGCTGAATGGTCAACGTATGACCGAAGCAGTCCGCTGACAGATGCTGATATATGGTATCAGTCTAATCCATCACTAGGGCTTAGGCTGACAGAGAGAACTATCAGGGCTGAAGTAGGAGCTGACTCAGAGCTAGACTTCAGAATACAGCGACTTGGCTACTGGCACTCCTATGAGTTGAAGTCTGAAATCACTGAAGCCGACTGGATGACAATGAAGGTCGACAGACTGCCTACACTCAAAGGTAAGCTGTATGTCGGTATCAGATTCGGCTCTGACGGTTTAAATGTGTCTATGTCGATAGCTGTGAAGACCGCTGAAGGGTTGGTCTTCTTGGAGACAATCGACTGCCAGTCTCAAAGTAAAGGCTTTGAGTGGATGATACGCTTCCTGAAAGAAGCAAATGTCGGAGCTGTGGCAATCGACGGCAAGGGCAAAAGTGATCTGTTTCTCAGAGCCTTGGAAGAAGCCCGGGCAAAGGTCAAGGCGGTCATCCCGACCACAGCCGAAGCCATCACAGCCTATTCGGGCTTTAGACAAGCGATTGACGATGAGACCATTAGACACAGCGGTCAGCCGTCGGTAGTCCAAGCTGTCTCGAACTGTGAAAAGCGGTTCATTGGCTCGAACGGT